GACATGACTGGTCACGGTATCAGTGTCGGACAATCTAACGGATTCTCGAAATCCTTCGAAGAACACGGTTTCGTAATCGGGATAATGTCGGTGATTCCCAAGACGGCTTATCAACAGGGAATTGACAAAAAATTCTTACGTAAGGACAAATTCGATTATTTTTGGCCTGAATTTGCACACTTAGGAGAGCAAGAGGTAGAGCTCCAGGAACTCTATGTCGATTATGTTGCAGGAACCCAAGCCGACTTAACTGAAACTTTCGGTTATCAACAACGCTATGCGGAGTATAAATATGAACGGTCAACCGTACATGGAGATTTCAGAGACAATCTCAAATATTGGCACATGGGTCGTATATTCGACAATAAACCTACACTTAACACACAATTCGTACAGGCTGATGCACATAAACGTATATTTGCCGTCGAAGACGAAAACACAGATGAACTTTATGTACAAGTATATAACAAGGTCGATGCTTTACGTCCTATGCCTTATTTTAGTATCCCAAGCCTGTAAAGTAACATTAACGAATACTCAAAAATTAGAAATTATGACAAAACAGAAAAAAGACTCAACCCCTATACAGGGGTTGGTCACACCTAAACACGGTTACGACCACACAAAACACCCAAACACGGTGTTTACTCAACCGTCAAAAACTATTGTCGGCGAATCGTATACGATTCAAGAATTGCTACGCAAACATACCACGGGCTTAATGCCCCAAATCGGAAAGGAACCACAATGGCAAGAAGACGCAAACTTTGATTCATTAGATATGCAAAAAGTCAACAACGCTGACATATATGTCAAAAAGGAACTCGCAAAAGAAGTTCAAAAAGGCATCAAAGAAACCCTCAATGAAATTGAGGATAAAAGGGCTGAAAAGTTCCTAAAACAGGAAGAGGATCTAAAGGCGAAAAATCGCAGCGAAGCGAAAGAGCAAAAGCCTGAAATTCCTCTTACTAAAAAAGGAACTAAAACAGACCCTCAAACAAGTTGAAAACTTGTTAACTTGATGACTAAAAAAAACAAATGCACCGAACCCTCCCTTGATAGTTCGGTGCTAGTTGACAGAAAAACGCATCAACTAAACAAGAATCGGAACGATTCAACAACAAAAAAAGCGTCTGCAAGAAGCAAACGAAGTGCGACAGAAATGGTTCGGTCGCCCGACGGCGATTCGGTGCCGAGCGAAGCATCTCGGCGATGATTCTATAAGAATATGACGAAGTCAAAAAAAATGTATAACTTTAACAAAAAAACAATATGTTAGGAGCAATAGGAAGCGGAGTCTATGGACTCGCAAGCCAAGGAATAGGAATGATTGGCCAACGAAAACGAGAAAAACGTCAGAATGAGGCCAATATGCGAATGGCCGAATACACATACAACAAAGATTTGGAAATGTGGAACAAGGCTAATGCCTACAATTCACCCGAGGCACAAATGGAACGCATTGAAAAAGCGGGACTTAATAAAAACATGATATATGGCACGGGAAGTGTCACAGGCAATACGTCAGGAACTCTCCCAAAATATACACAGCCTCAACAAACAGTACCCAAAGGACTTACCCAACAAATAGGCGAAACAGTACCAGGTATGGTTAACACATTCCAGGATATGGCAATGAAACAGGTACAAATGGACAATGTAAAAGCCCAAACACAAAGAACGGAAAACGAGAATTCAAATTCTGATTTACAAAGGGCTTTACTATTAGCTAAAGCCGACCAAATGGGTGTTAGTACAAAACTACTAGAACAGAAATACGGCTATAATGCTGAATTAAACCCCTTCACGCTAGACTTAGCAAAAACTCAAGCCGAGGCAAGAAAAGAAGGATTCCGTCAGCAAGGAATAAAATTTAAAGAATGGTTGGAAGACAAACCTTTTCGAAAAGCAATGCAAGGGTATCAAAAAACCTCTGCCGAATACGGCTCAAAAATGACAAAACACAGTTATTCAAAACGTAACGAAATATCGGGAAACCCTTGGTTACTCTTTATTCAAAAAGCGTTCGAATCAGCGGGTTATAATCCCGTCGACTTAGCGGGTGGCCTTATCAAAGACGTCTTAGGTAAAAAAGACGAGAAAAGAGGTCAAATAATAAACGGTATATGGGTACCGAATACCCTATTATTTAAAAATAGAAGAAAATGAGACGAAGACGAAGAACAAAAAGACGAGGCAAAAGACGAGGCAAATCAATCAGTAAAAGAATCTTAGCTACACGTGGCGGAATCAGACTCTAAAATGCCTTGCATAAGCCCAATTAATCTAAACACGCCCGAGGGACGAGTCAACGTCCCTTGTGGCCGTTGCCACGAATGTAAAGGGCGTAGACGTAAAGACTGGCAATTTAGACTTTACGAGGAACTAAAAATCGCAAAAACGAGTCAATTCGTAACACTTACGTATACAGACGAAACCGTCCCTTATGCGGACACCCGTCAGGTAATACTTAAAAGCGATTTACAGGCGTTTATGAAACGCCTGAGGTCTAATGATAGGTACGCATGGAAAAAGTCAGGAAAACTGCTTAAAAACAAGCCACGAATCCGATATTACGCTTGTGGCGAATACGGAGACAAAACACTTAGACCACACTACCACATATTATTATTCAACCTATGGGACACAAATCAAATACTAAAAAGTTGGCAAAATGGCAATGTACACATTGGAACCAACAATGTAAAAACGATTGCTTACACTACGAAGTATATTATGAAGCAATACTCTGCAAACTCCAAAGACACGTTTGCACCTTTCTCCTTAATGAGCAAAGGAATAGGGAAAAATTATCTTAACAATAACTCAAAATACCATTACAAAAATGAACAAACAACGGTCAGAAACCCCGACGGAACACGTCAAAACTTACCTCGATACTACAAAGACAAAATATTCAAATCGGAAGTCAAAAAGAAGGCAATCTCTGAAAAAAACCGTGCAAAATTTAATCTTGCGAATATTAGAGAAGAAGACAGAATATTATCTCTCGGTAACAAATCAATCGGGGTGTATCAAAACGGTCAAATTGAATCCAAAATTCAACAAATAAATAAATCCTTAAATTCTAAAACAATATGAAAAACATATTTCAAGCAGTCGGTATGAGAAAACCGAAACGTAACAAATTCGACTTATCACACGAAAGGAAAATGTCGATGAAAATGAATAAATTATACCCGATAATGTGCCAGGAAATCGTCCCTGGTGACAAATTTCGTGTCAATAGCGAGATTCTGATAAGACTCGCACCAATGTTGGCACCTGTAATGCACAGAATGAATGTAACAACACATTATTTCTTCGTACCGAATAGGTTATTATGGAACGAATGGGAAGATTTTATTACAGGCGGAGAAGACGGAACGGCAAACCCTCAACACCCGTATATCGAAATATCAGATGTTAACAAAGGTTACTTTGCAAAAGGTCAACTTGCCGACTTTATGGGAATTCCCTCAACTACTGTTGCCCCCCCAACGCCGATACAAATTAACGCTTTACCCTTTAGAGCGTATCAAACTATCTATAACGAATACTACAGAGACCAAAACCTCGAGGATAAAATCGTCGTTCAAAAAACCTCAGGAATAGACAATGGTTCTAACAATCTCGTTTTAAGGACTCGTGCCTGGGAAAAAGATTATTTCACAAGTGCCTTACCTTGGTCACAAAGAGGCGGAGACGTCAAACTACCTCTTGGAGACTCGGCTCCATTAATTACAGATTACCAAGACCCTGAAGGGATTATATATAAAGATTTAGGAACAGGAGCTCTTACAACAAATGAAGGCCTTTCAACGGACAATACAGGACACCTTAAAACGGACACAGGTGAATTCACGGCTCCTGACTTTGGTTCTCAAGTAAAAGCGGATTTATCAGAAGCAACGGCGGTTACAATTAACGATTTAAGAAAAGCTAACAGACTACAACAATGGTTGGAAAAATCAGCACGAGGCGGTTCAAGATACATAGAACAAATATTCTCACACTTTGGCGTCAAATCATCTGACGCAAGACTCCAACGTCCCGAATTCTTAGGCGGTGGAAAACAGCCTGTCGTAATATCAGAAGTACTATCGAC